GACTTTAACGTCGGGCACCAAAAGCCCATGTCTACAGCACTCGGCCAGCGAATCAATGGGACCTGGCACTGGTTCAAGGCATATCATGTGGAGGGCGCGAGAACCTTGAACATCATGGAAGAGATGGCGAACGATGGGGTCTTTGAGCATCGGACCAAGTTCATCATTAACGGCGATGCCACTGGGCGAAGCAGAGACACGCGATCAATCAAGACCGACTACGACATTATCGAAGAATTCCTGGCTAACTATAAAACCAAAGATGGCCGACGATTGGACTACGAGATCGACGTACCAAGATCAAACCCACCAGTCAGAACCCGCCACAATATGATTAACGCCGGCTTTATTAACGCATCCGGCAGGGTGACGATGTACGTCTATGACAAGTGGATCGATAAGGGCTTCCGGCTTACTGCATTTCAAAAGGGGTCTATCCATCTCGAGGACGATTCACTCCCCGAGCAGCACGTTACCACCGCAATCGGCTACGCTGTTTACAGGGCAAGCCTTGATGACGATAATGAATCAAGCTCAACTATTTTATAAGGCGCATCATGGAACAATTTAAAAGCTACATTGAGAACCACCGCTCGTTCCTAGATCACAACCGTGAGGCGCTAGAGATTTACGAGGGCAACCTATCAAAGTACGTCCAAGCAGTAATGAAGAAGACCCTCTCGGCTAACTACTACGAGACAATTAAAGAGCGCCTAGTCCCCATCAATGTCCTAACGCGCATTGTTGAGAAGCTGTCTAAGGTATATGCCAGCCCCGTAATCCGAACATCAAACTATCAGGAGTGGGTCGACGAAATGTCTTCCGCCCTTGAGCTTGATATGTCCATGCTGTCTGCCGAGGAGATCTCATTCCTCCACAAGGGTTATGCTCTGCAGCCCTACCTTGATGAGGGTATGCCAAGGGTTCGCGTCCTTCCATACGACCGCTTCCTCCCCATTGGGCAAGACCCAAAGGACCCATGCAAGATGACCGGCATCATCGTCCTGATGGGGATGTGCGATCATCATGGCGATAAAGTTAATCTCTATCACTACTGGACCGACTCATCATTCGTGGCATTCACAGAGAAGGGGGTCTATGACCCGGATATGTATTACAATGGCGAGCCGATCACCGAGAACCCAATCGGTCGAATCCCATTTATCTACGGCAATCGCTCAAAGTTTGGGCTTATCCCGCTTCCTGATTCGGATATGGTGCAGCTGACCAAAATGATCCCCGTGGTCCTGAGTGACCTTGGCGGTGCACTGATGTACCAATGCTTTACGATCATCTATGGCATTAACGTCAAGTCGGCAAACCTAAAGATGGCCCCCAACGCTTTCTGGGATATTAAAGCCGACGCCAAGGCAGATAACGGCGCTCCGTCTATTGGAACGATTAACCCGACCGCCGATGTAGATAAGATCCTATCCTATGTCTCGAACATATTCACGCTATGGCTTGAGACAAAAGGGATTCGTGTTGGCTCTATGGGTCAACTTGACTCGCAGAATTTTACATCGGGTATCTCTAAGATCATCGACGAGATGGATACGTCCGAGGTGCGGAAGAAGTCCATGCGCTACCTTCAAAAGGAAGAGANGGAGCTNTGGGATCTTCTNGTGGTNATGAATAACTACTGGCTGGAATCAGTCCCAGAGTACAGCATGGGCCGCATCGGGGATGACTTTCAAATCAGCATCGAATACACCACACCTAAGCCACAACTCTCCCGCAAGGAAGAGGTTGAAACGGTCAAGGCAGAGTATGACGCTGGCTACATCGACGAAGAGGCATTGGTTGAGCGTCTCTATCCGGAGCTTGAGGGCGATGCCTTTAATGCTCGCGTAGCAATGCTCAAGGGCGAGGATGAGGCAGGCGTTGTCACCGGCGGAGTTGGATCAATCCAAGACACCGCACTAAACGGTGCTCAGATTAGCTCTATGGTTGAGGTCATTCAGGCCATTGGACTAGGGCAGATCCCTCGCTCCACAGGTGTACGAATCATTAAGCGGGCGTTCCAGATGACGCTCGAGGAAGCAGACGAACTCGTAGGTGATGCTGATGCCCAAAGTAATAGCAGACAAGAACCCCCGCCTGTTAGTCCAAATTTCCCGCCGGTATAATCCTGAAGAGAGGCGAGCAATCGCCCAGGATATTATCGACTATATCGCCACAAGGACCGAGCGGGGTCTTGGCAAAGACGCCACCCCCTGGAGTGGCGCTGCGGGTAGATACTCTGATACCTACGCCAAAAGCCTAGACTTCAAGATCGCCGGAAAGTCGAAGAACAATGTTAACCTCACTCTTTCCTCGGAGATGCTTAACTCTCTCGAGTTCAAGGATCGTCCGGGTGAGCTAGTCATTAACCTTGAGGAGTCCCAGCGGGGCAAGGCTCAGGGGAATATCCTTGGGACCTACGGCAACGACGCACCCATTCGCGGGAAGAGGCGTAACTTCCTCGACCTTTCCAGGGCAGAGCTTTCTGCGATTCTGTCGAACTACCCATTGAACGACAAAGAAGCACGAGAAGAAACTGTGGCCGAGTCAGAGGTATCTCGAGAGAGGGCCGAGAGTATCCTCGAACTATTCCTGGATTCCGATGGCGACTAACGAGCAAAAGCTTAATGACCTAGCGAAGAAGACCGAGACACTCATCAACGAGATGGCAAAGGAAGGCGACTTTAACTTCCTTCTCGATGAGGTCCCCCGGATTATTAAGGTCAGAACCCAATTAGGGAAGGGTGTATCCGAGAACGGAGGCAAGCTCGCCCCGCTAAAGAGGCTAGAGAATGAACGATACCGAGAGTTACGAAAGACCTCGGATAAGCTCTCATCCAACACGACTCCGGGCAGATCCAATCTAACGGCAACGGGCCAGCTATTAGACGCCATTCGTGGTGATCGAAGCGGGACAGAGTTTCGATTCTTCTTCCAATCAAAACGAACAACGGACTTGTCTGGTCGGACTTCAAAAGCAACGAATCAAGACATTGTTCGCGGGCAAGAGGCGCAGGGTCGTCCATTCTTCTTTCTTGCAAAGACCGAGCTAACTGGACTTTCTCGAAAGATTCGTGATGCAATCACCGGGCGCATATCAAGGCTATTCAATTAGGGTCAGGCAATGACGCTTGACATGATGTTACTAGGGGTAAAAAATGAGTGAAGAAGTCATTNGTGATGACAGGGTCGATAGTGTCGACAAGAGTAATGATGTTGTAAGTCACGAGACATACAAACGTCTTTTGGCACAACGCAAAGCAGACCAAGAAAAGATGCGCAGCTTAGAAGAAAAGGCAAAGACGCTCTCTGTCCTTGAGGAAGAGAAAGCGAAACTGGCCGAAGAAAAGCTGAAGGCAGACGGAAACTGGAAAGCATTGCTTGATGCACGAGAGGCGAAGATCCAGGAACTGAGCGAGAAATACAACTCAGTCACCCAGGAAAAGTCACGTTACGAGCAGCAGTTTGTTGAGGCAACTAAGCTACAGGCGTTTAACGACACCCTTGGCGGAAAGCTGAAGCATAGAGAGTATTACAACTTGGTTGACACTAGTGCCATCGCTCTAGACCCGGAAACGGGCGCAATCGACAAAGAATCTCTCAAAAAATATGCTGATAAATTCCTCAAGGAACATAAAGAGCTTGTTGCTTTCTCTAAGCCTCAAATCGACTCTAGGGCACCAAAGTCAGTGGGCACGCAAAAAGCAGGGGTAGATAAGATGACCCCTGATGAATTGAGAGAATACATTAAACAGCAAGCCCTCGCGGGCAAAATTTAAGGAGATAGTATGCCAGATGTAATTGCAGGTAACACAGAACTCGGCGCAACCAAGCAAGACCTCATTGCCTCGTTGGTCCAAAAAGAACTCGCGTTTCAAGCGAAGCTTCTTCCAACCGTAACAAACTTCTCTAGCTTTGCAGTTCCGGGCTCAAAGTCAATCAGCTTCCCAAAGCTTACTTCTTTCACAGTCGTTGACCGTGACGAAGCTGCATCTGGCGCTGCTTCTGCTTTGACTTCATCTGTGGACACAATGCTCCTCGACAAGAACGCCTACATTGCTTACGTCATCGACGCAATGACAGCTACTCAGTCGAACATCAACGCACAGCTTGAGTACGCTCGCTTCGCCGCTGCTGCTCACGCTCGCTACGTTGACGCTCAAATCATTGCTGCACTTGAAGCTTCATACGCTTCTGCTGAAGTTGCAGGAGTAGACGCTAACCTCACTTACGACCGCATCTTGTCTATGCGCAAGAAGATCGTTAAGGCCGATGGTGATATCTCTCAGACAACACTCCTCATCTCTGCCGAGCAGGAATCAGTTGTTCTAAGCCTTGCAGAGTTCAAGAATGCTGACGCCTTCGGCCAGGCAGTTGTCCCTCAAGGTGTCATTGGTTCAATCCTCGGTATGAACGTAGTTGTTCACAATGGATTGGCAGACGCTAAGGCATACGTTTACGAGCGTAGCGCACTTGGTATCGGCTTCCAGCGTAACCCAGCTATGTCTGAGCAGGAAGANAACCAGTACGGCGTTGGCGCTCGTCGNGTAGCNATCGANCAGCTGTTCGGNGTTAAGGCGCTTCAAACAGGCCTGAAGGGTGCTGCTGCTGGCAAGTCACCACTGATCGTAGCTCTGAACGACTAGTAAATCCGGGGAGGGTTCGCCCTCCCCTTCTTCTTTGGTGGCAGCATGAATAATCGCTTTCTAGTTAAGAACGGCACCGTCCTCACCGATTATTCTAATAAGCTCGGCAAATCTACCCCCGCAGACATTGCCCTTAACTACGAAGTCGGCGACTACCTGTATATTGGTGCGCGGCTTCCGTTTAACCATGTCTATCTTGAGGTGACTCGAACACCTCCGGGCGAGATGGACCCTCCACCTTCGGCTTCAACTACACTTGTAGAGTATTGGAACGGAACAAACTGGATTCCGGTCGTTGATACACTGGACGCCACCGAGGGGCTTTTAAACTCAGGCCACATCGAGTTCACCCCCGACAAAGAAGAGTGGTGGATGATGTGGGATACNAACCACAACTCCCAGACCATTCCCGAGCTTTCCNNCGTAACGATTTACGACAAGTATTGGCTTCGCATCTCGTTCGCCGACACGCTCGATCCTACAATTAAGCTAAATTACCTCGGCAACCTGTTTAGCAATGACTCGGATCTGGGTATTGAATACCCCGACCTGATTCGTGCCGACGTTAAGTCATCCTTCTTGGCGGACAAAACAGACTGGAATGACCAGCACAAGCGTGCCTCGGATGTGATGATTAAAGACCTCATCGATATGGGGATCATCTACGAAAAGGGCCAGATCCTTAATTGGCGTGACTATACCGATTGCGCCATCCACAAGGTCGCAGAGATCGTCTTTACCTCATTCGGAGACTCCTACCGCGACAACTCCGTTGACGCTCGCAGAGAGTACCAGCAGCGCCTCTCTAAGCGTGTTCACCGGGTCGATCTTAATAAGAACGCCATCGAGACACCCAACGAATCATTCAACTCTACCGGCTGGCTTACGCGATGAGCAATATCTCGGACGTGGTCGAGCGTATCCCGGTGGCCATGCAGGAGCTTTTTCCGGCAAAGACTAGAATCCCATACCCATACTTCCCCGAGCGCAATAACGCCCGATTTATGAACGATGGATGGGGCATGATTATCGGCTCGGCAAACTTCGAGCAGCTCGAGACTTGTGGATTTGTTGTTAATCGACAGATCTCAATCATCTTTACCCGGTCAATGTTTCGGCTTGAGTCAAAAACTCAGGAGCTTGATGACATTATCGAGGGGCTTCTTGAGGACGTTTACACGGTTCAAAAGAGCTTCTACAATCAAAGTCAGTTAGACATTAGCGAGAAGATCGCGCGAGTGGATATTGTCGACGTTTCTGCCCCGACAGAGGTCAACTCCGAGAAGGAATCGTTCCTGTCCATGACTGCGAGTTTTAATTTCTGGATATTTGAACAACTTTAAAAGGATTTAATATGTCATTGGGTAACGCAAGAGCATCAGTCCTCGCAATCTGCGAAGAAACAACTAAGGGGACGCTGGTCCCGGTGACAAGCGCAGTCCAGTTTATCCCACTTCGTCCGGGCTTTACGCTCGAGCGAGCAGTCGAGGAGCTTGCAAACGAAGAACTCCGCGCCGGAATTGGCGAGGTTCGATCGGTTCAGGGCAAGGAAACTGTAACTGGAGAGTTCGCTGCCTACCTTAAGCACTCCGGCGTTGAGGGTCAAGCGCCAGAAACATCAATCCTGTGGGAGTCCGCACTCGGCGAGAAGACTGTTAACGCAGTCGAAATCGCTACTGCGGCCGGATCTACAACAAAAATCCTCAACGTGGCAGACGGCACGCAGTTCTATGTTGGCCAGGCGATTCTTATTAAGGACGCAACCAACGGCTTTTCGATCCGCAACATTGACTCTATCAACGTAAACGCTTTGACGCTCAACTTCCCGGTCACTGTCGCCCCCGCTGCATCGGTCAATCTCGGTAAGGCCGTAACATACGCCCCGCTTGCGGATGGCTTTAAAGGCTTCTCTGCATGGAACTACGTCGGCAACGGTCATTCACTTGTGGTTAACTCGGGCAACGAGACTCTGGATGTATCCCTCGAGTTCACGCCTAACGAGTTTGCTAACGCCACCTTCTCTTTTGAGGGCTCGAACTACCGATTCAACCCAATCACAGTAGGCGCG